TCGTTGAAATAATAGTAAAAATTGATTGCGTCATATTCTCTCCCATGTATCTCATAATAACCGTAAAAACGCGAATTACATTATGCACACCATGTTCTTTGACGGCTGCAGCAAAGGCAATCCGGGTCGCGCGGGCGCAGGCGCCGTCATATACGACGCGTCGGGAAACGAAGTGTTTGCGGAATCCGTGTTTGCCGGGCACAGCACGACCAACAACGAAGCGGAATACACGGGACTCATACTGGGACTAAACGCAGCCCTGAAACAGGGAATCGCGGAGCTGCAGGTGTGCGGCGACAGTCAGCTCGTCATTCGGCAAATGCAGGGCAAGTACAAGGTGAACTCGCCCAAACTGGCGCCGCTGCACAAATGCGCCGTAACCCTTGCAGCCAAATTCGCGAAAATTGACTACGATCACGTGTATCGGGACAAAAACCAGCGCGCGGATGCGCTGTCCAATGTGGGGGAGGCCAAACAGTAGGTTCCCGTTCCTTAGGTTCGCCGAAGAGGGAAAGGTTCAGAGGAGGGGTGCGGGGAACTACGTTCCCCGGTCCGTAGGTTCCCGTTCCCGTACCATTTTTTATTGACTTGCGTCATTGCGTCGCTATAATCCACGTGCTGCCGGGATATGTCGCTGTAATCGGGGCGCTGAATCACTGAAGTGGGCACGATTAAATACCAGTGATCCGTGCGCTGCAGCAGTTTCCAGTATTGATCAATTGCGTAACTGGGCTGGTTTCCCGGTTCCGCAATCAAACGTTTCAGTCCATCTTTGAAATTGGCCAGCAGCCGTTCAAAATAAGGGCGACGCACCAAATACGCGGTGGCGGTTTGGCAGTTGGCCACGCGCACAGCTTCGGGTGCAACTTGTTGAAAGGGCTGGTAGTTGTTGCCGGCCAACAGCAGCACGTCCCACGCGTCACCAAACCGATCCAAAAATTGGTTTAACTGGTGCACCAGCTGGCCCGGATTGGTGATGGTGGCGTCGTCTTCACACACGAGCACGTGGTCCCATCCGTTTTTGATCGCAAGTTCCATGCACGCGACGTGGCTCATGCTGCATCCAATGGCGCCGTCCGCATTCCGAATGGCCGCAAAGCGCTGCGGCTGCAACCCCAATTTGCGGAACTGCGATTCAAAATGGGTGCGGCGGTCAATGCGCGAATCCAGATTAATGAACAGCACGTTGGTTATGTCGTGAAATTTGTGGATGGGCATGTGTGTTTTGTGGTTTACATATATTGCAATACTTAATTTGCATAAACTCCGCAAAAATCCAATCAATCACATTTTATGCCGTGATAATTCAAAAAGTGGATAAAGTGCTTGTTTTCGGAAAATTTACTCGCGATCAGCGCAATATTAAGGTCCGTCATTGCGATTCGCGGCGGGTACTGCTTTAAAAAGTGCTGCCGTTTCACAATGCCCGTGGCCTGCAACACGGCCGACCATTTGAAACACGTGGTGTTTAAAGGAACCGGCATTTCTTGATTGGACACCATCGCAAACGGTTTGAACCCCCGGGCCATGAGGTGCGACGTGATTCCGAGTTCGTACACGGAAATGGCGACATGATGATTCATTGGCAGTCCACGCTCGTTGAAATAATCCATGACCGCGCCCACCGTGCCGGGATTGTTGAAACACATGAAATACGACTGCAAATGGTAGCCGTTCTCGTAACTGCTGGTGATTCCCATAAAGTCACACGTCGGCGACGCTTGATCAAACATGCGGCGCATGCACCGGTCAAATGCCGCCACGTCCACTACAACAAAGGAGTCGTTCATCAAACACACTTGCGCGGCGCGTTTCAACTGTTTTGCAGCCTGCATGATGAAAACACCATAGTTCCGGAAGTCGCTCTTAAAATTGTAACCGAGCACGTGGTGCTTGTTGTAATCCGGCGCGGCAAACTGCCACTTGTTCGGGCAATTGGTCAGCACAACGATGTAATCAAACCGGAACCCCATTCGCTCCAGTATCAAATAATTGTAGCTCTCCACTTCTTCGCGCTCGGAGTAGTGCGAATAAATCAACACGCGTTTCTCGTTGAAATCCAGATGGTGACAAATCATGCGCATGTGCGCGTAATTCGCAGAAATGGCGCGGGACATGTGCGAGAACGAAACCGCCTTCATTATTTGCAGGGCGTGGTTTCGGACGTGGTCTTCAAACCGGTTGTCGGCAGCCACCAACAGCCCGGTGCGGTCCTCTTCCAGCGCCCGTTTGGCCGTCTCCAATTGTCGCGCAGCATCCGCCTTCATCCGGGTCAAATCTTCGGTCAATGAGAGATAGTGCTGCATTTGGGTTTCCAGGTCGGTTTGGTGCTGCTGTAACACGCACATGCGCTGCATGCATTCGTCGTCAAATTTCTGTTTGGCCTCGTTCAATTGCGCGGCCTTCTCGTTTTCAAGTGCTTCCATGCGACTCAAAAAATGCAGCGCGTGTTCCTGTTCGCGTTGAACCCGGGCGGCTTTTTCAGCCGCAAGCGCATTCTCCAGAGCCGTCTTGGCGGCATCCAGTTCCGCAGTTTTAATCGCAATGGTTTCGGCACAACGCGCGTCCAGGCTACGTTTCAATGCAGTCAATTCAACGAAATTGGCCTGTTTTTGGGCTGTCGCTTCTTGGTGGGTCTGCTTCTGCATGTGCTGCTGCATTTCTTCAGCCTGCGCCGCCATGGCCTGGCGTTCGCGCTGCACGGTCTCCGTCATTTCGCGATGTGCCATTTGAAACGCATGGCACTGTTTCATCATTGCATCGGTTTTAGCAGCATGAAGCTCGGCTTCTTGTTTTGCCCTCGCGCGCAAACGGGCGCATTCCGCCTCCAGCGCACGGTTTTGGGAATGCAGCTCAGCGGTTGAGCGGTTCATGCGGTGCAGTTCCAGCTGCAGGGTGCGTGCTTCTTTTGCCGTCATTTTGAAACGGAATCAAACGTGCCTAATCAAACGTACCTAATCAATGCATTATAGCATGCGCTTATTTTTATATGATGTTTTCAACACAAACATTACATGATTACATGATTACATGATTACATACGACTTCAAGTAGTCGTCCGCTTTCAGGACGTCCATGTAAAAAAACAGTCGCTTGCGCCGCGCAACCGTAAAACTGTTTGCAGTGTCGCATTCAAACATCACGATGTCTTGTATTAAATCCGCCTTACGGTTCTTGCATTTTATGCCATAGTACGCCGCAATGTGCTTCAGCTGTTTGAGCGTGTAGTTTGTTTCATAGTCAAGCATGATGGCGGCAGTTGCGCCGAAGTCCACGGCTTCAAACTCGTCATCCACATGCGCGCGGCGGTTCAATTCATCCTGCAATGTCTGGATCATGCTATCGTACGACGACGCGGACGATTCCAATGAGTCCAATGCGTCCAACGCGTCCAACGCGTCCCCCGGGTTGGATATGCACAATTCCACCTGTTTTTCCATCATTGCACGCGTTCTGCATAAACACAATGATTGCATTGTTTTTATGTTGGTTCAAGCATTCGTTTTTTTAAATTCGTCCAAAATGTCCATGTGCCTGAAAATGGTTTTATTGGTGATGCTGTGATACGTCGCATGCTTCGGCTTCAGCTTGCTGTTGGTTTCCACCTCCGCCACAACCTGGGCCCATTCCTCGGCGTGTTCCCTCTTCAGAATGAGGTGCGCATCCTTCAAAAGGATGAAAACGTTTTCCGTCAGCTCTTCCACTTCGTTGGCGTGGTTGGGTTGGCGCATGTGCTCCCGTACGAGGGCCTGCAGTTGCTGCACGATGTCCATGATTTGCAGGGGCGTTATGATCCCTTGCTTCATTAAATTGATGATGAACAAACTCATGGCGCGCCGCTTGTCGTTGGTTTTGTTTACCTCGCAAAACCGGGCGTAATCCTTTTTGGAATCCGCGTGCTCTATGCTCTTAAACAGCGCCATGAACTGCTCAAAATTGGTATCAAATACGGTTTTGAACACTTCGTCGTACTTCTGCAACAGCTGGTGAAACAGCCGCGCATACACCGACGAAAAGAAATGGTTGGAACTGGCGGTGTTGAAAATCGCAGCGCCCACCGTGTGCAAATGGCTCGCGTCGGGCTCCTCCTTCAACTCGTCAATCCGCGCACACAGAGCGGCAAACACCTCGTCAAACGTCTTGTCCGTGATTTTGTTCAAGTCGGAACGGATGCAGTCCAAATGCGCGTCAATGCCCTCCCGCTTCTTCAACTCCGTCGCCTGGAACCGGCGAATGCTTTCCCAATCGTCTTCCGTGATTTCGCTCACGGTGCTGCGCGGCTTCCTTTGCAGGGCCGGCTGCTCGGCCATGCTCTCCCCCTTATCTCGTTTGGGAAAAATGGGCGTCTTAACATACGAAGGCGCCCCCACCTGGTCCGCAATTCGCGACACCAACTGTATCACGTCTGCCGGCAACTCTATCTCAAACCCGTTCCATTTGATTGCGTCAAAATCGGTGAGCAGATACACGGGGCTAATTGCGGTTGCTGTTGCTGTTGTTGCTGTTGTTGCTGTTGTTGTTGCGGTTGTCATTCGCGTAGTACAAATCGCAATCAAACTATGTATATTCAATGTCTTTTATTTATATTCATTTGCATTCATATTTTCATATTTGTCCATGCGCACCATATTTTTTGCCAATCATCATAAATTATTTTTTTGAAAATGGCTTAAATACACGGCTGCATTCTAATCCAGCGTATATAGATGACCGCACCCAACCCGACCCCTGAATCCACCCCCGCCCGGGAATTTGAGGCGTGGGAAGACATCCCCGACTTGAACCCGCAGCTTATGCGCGGGTTGTACGGCTACGGCTTTGAGAAGCCCAGCCCCATCCAACAAAAATCCATTCTATCCATCATGGAGGGCCGCGACGTGATTGCACAGGCGCAGTCCGGCAGCGGCAAAACCGGCGCATTCGCAACCGGCGCACTGAACCGCGTGCGCTTGGACGTAAAGCAGCCGCAGGCCCTCATCATTGCCCCCACGCGCGAGTTGGCCACTCAAATACACGACGTGGTGCAAAATTTGGGCACGCAAATGGCCGGGCTCAGTGCGCAGCTCTTGATCGGTGGAACTTCCCCAGACGACGACGTGGCGGACTTGAAGGCGAACGGGCCGCAAATCATTATTGGGTGTCCGGGACGCGTGCACGATATCCTGCGGCGTCAGCCCGCCATTGGACGCGGAATACAGTTGCTGGTCCTGGACGAAGCGGACGAAATGCTGTCGGCCGGGTTCAACGAGCAAATTTACAACATTTTCCAGCAGCTGAACGCCAACGTGCAGGTGTGTTTGTTCAGCGCCACCATGCCACCCGAGCTGCACACGCTGTCAGACCGGTTCATGCGCAACCCCGTGCGCATTCTGGTGAAAAGCGAGATGCTGACGCTAGAGGGCATCAGCCAGTTCCATGTGGCGCTAGAGACGGACCAGGACAAGTACGCCACCCTGAAGGACTTGTTCACGCGCATTTCCGTGTCGCAGTGCATCATTTATTGCAACAGCATTCGCCGGGTGAGCGATTTAGCGGAGGCGATGGTGAACGACGGTTTCCCCGTGTGCTGCATTCACAGCGGCATGGAGAAGGATCAGCGAAACAAGGCGTACACCGAGTTTCGCGGGGGGCAGCACCGCGTGCTCATTTCGTCGGACGTGACCGCGCGCGGCATCGACATCCAGCAAGTGAGCACGGTGATCAATTTTGACATGCCGCGGGACGTGCACAAGTATTTGCACCGCATCGGACGTTCGGGGCGTTGGGGGCGCAAGGGCAGCGGCGTCAATTTTGTCACGCGCCGCGATTATCGCAAACTGAAAGAGATTGAGTCGTACTACAGCACCACCATTCCCGAGCTGCCGGCCAATTTCGGGCTCTTGAACTAGGAACCGGGGTCATCACAGTTGCGTCGCGTCCCACATTCAAATAAATTCAAATAAATTCAAATAAATTCAAATAATATAAATTGAATTTAGTTTATTTATCATTCTGTATTTGCGTGTTCCATGCCTCTCATGTTGTTGTTGCCGTATTTCCCGTTGGCCACCGTGCTCGTAGGCATGTTTGTGGTCACATCGGTCAAATGCAACGAGTTTGAATGCGCCGACATTGTGCAAGACTGTGTTGACTGCGACGTGGTGTGGTGCTATGAAAATGGCGGGTGCGCGTGCTGCTGCTGCAGTTGCTGCACGGTGAACGATCCTGGCGCGGAAGAACCGCTTTACGATGACGACGCGTTGCGCCGCGCCTACTCCAAAAAATCGTGAAACAGCTTGTCCACGTACATGGGCTGCAACTGTGGGTTGTACAAGTAGCAGTTGCACTTGCCGCCCACGTGGTAACTGCCGTAGCGACCGCCGCCGCAGTTGCAGTACCCCGGCGCGGGTTCCATCGGATTGGGCGTAAACATGCACCAGTCCTTCGGGTAGCCTTGGTCCACGCACGCCGACCAGTTTTCATAGCCCTCTTCCAATGACGACTGCTGATTGTAATTGTATTTTGCTATGCTGTAAATCAATATGACGAATAAGCCCCATTTCATCCAGTGATCCGGAATGCTGGGCCACATGCGTTGATGCGTTGATGCGTTGATGCGTTGGCGCGTTATGTATTGATTGTAATTTGTATGCATTACTGCAATATATTTATTTCTGCTCGTATATTTTTTTTTCGGCTTCGTAATATTGTTTAAACGCAACGTAGTTATACGCGTGGTTCGGCAATTGAACCGCCAGCCGGCTGTTGTATTTTTGCAGGACGTCGTACACCACGTCATACATCACGGTCTGCCCTCCGCCGCAATGCAAGCCAGGAATGTGCAGAAAATAAGCTGAATGCCCGAACAACTCGCCAAATGACGGACTGTCGGCGCACTGCACTTGCGCGTGCAGCCCAAAATTCACGCCCGACGTGCACGTGTGCAACAACCGCGCGTCCATGTCCAGGTGCACGTCGCCCGGGTGCGCGTTGGCATACGCGGCAGTCGCTTTTTGATCGTCAGTGTAACCATTTTCAAACATCCAGTTGTTCAAATGCAGCAGGTTCCGGGCGTATCCGCATATTAGGCCCCCGTTCACGTACTTTTTGACTTGATCGGTGGTCGTCACGCGCATTCCATGGTGCTCAAAATAGGGCCCCAACCATTCCACCTGCACATACTCTTGACTGGTGTTGTAATTCAGCCGACCTTCCGCAAACAGCTCCATGCTGAGAACGATCGGCTTGTTTAGCGCCTTGAATTCATCCACAAAGTAGTGCGCGTTGCGCAAACAATACACATCGTGTGCATCTATGATAACTACGATTTTATCGGGATGCAACGTTTCCAAATAGTTACGGCATGCATTTATTTTTGTCATGAAATTCACCCACGTTTCGCCGGATCCCAGCACCGTGTGGTCCCACTCATTGTTTTGCAGCGTTTCAACCAATCGCCGCGTGTTTTCGTAATTTGTTTCTTTGAATTTATTGCAGTATGTAACAACCAATGGTCGGTCAAGGTCTGGATTGTCGTTCTGCATACCAAAATAATAAATGTTTTGTTATTCCGACATTTATTATTACATGTGATTCAAACCATTTAAGTTATTATTTTGAAAAACTTATTGATCAACGGTTTGGACTTCTGCGTCTTCTTCTTCTTTTTCAACGTGGTCTTCGTGTTCCTTGTTTTTTTAGGCGATGGGGCTTTGGGTGACGGGGCTTTGGGTGACGGGGCTTTGGGCGACGGAGCTTTGGGCGACGGGCTCTTTTTTGCGTTAGGGGACCGTTTCACGGTGAGCTTGTGTTTTACAGTATTGTACGTGTGCTCAAAATACTCCATGGGCGAATACTTCAGAAACCACTCCTCGTATTCCGGGTCGTTGTGGTTCAGCGTTTGATACTTCTCCGCCTTTGCGGCTTTGATGTCGTCCAGCGTTTCTTGCTTGCCGTAGCACGTGAGTCCAAACCGCCGCAGCAACCCGGTCTGTTTCAGCCGGTTGTGCTGCTGAATGTCGTACAAATGCTTGCACATGCACAAAATGCGCGCCACGTCGTAATACGGCTTGTCCGTGTAAATCATGGCCAAGTACAGGCTCAGCATGGTGTCCGTGCTGGCAATGCGCACCCGCCGCTTGCCCGCTTGCACAACGTTGTAGCTGTGGCACGCCACCGGCTTGTAAATGAACGCAATCGGGATTTTGCCCACCGCAACCTCGTAGTGCTCCGGCACAATTTCGCCAATGCCCGAGTGCTTGGTGACAACTACGCCCGTGAAGTCGTTGTCTTCCAAGCGCTCCTTCACCTTGGCTGCGCTGGCCTCGGGATCCGTCGACAGCACGTCAAAGTGCGGAATTTGCGCAAACAGCGCCTTCTCCGACTTCGGCAAGTGCCGCGCGTAGTGCGAAATGGCGTACCCCCCGAAAAACACCAAGTCTTCGTCTATGAACGCGTTGCGCACCGTGCGGAACAGGCGCACCTCTTTTGGCTCGTCTGCTGGGGGGCGCGAATCGTCAATTTCATCGGCCGTGGGACTGGCCTTCAAATGCTTTGTTGCATGCTGCTTCGGCGTTTGGAACGGCTTCATCAATTTGTCCGGCGTGCAGCCCTCCGCCCTCAACGGGTGGTGCTTGTTCAGCAAAGCCAGCCGCTTGCTCACCTTTTCCCAGCGCGACACGTCGCCCTCGGGGCGCGACAGCTCCAAGTACATGCCCATGCGCAACAAGTTCGGCGGCGCGTACAGGATGCCGTCCACTTTGATCGCGTCTGCACGAATGTTCTTAAACAGCGTCGGGTCCAGCTGCGTGATGTCCGCAATGCCCACGAAATTCACAAACACCTTGTACGTGCCGTGGTGCATGCCCGACTTGGCCTCCACCTCCGAAAACCCGTTCTCGTAAAACTCGTCGGCCAGGTCCTTCGCGTGTTCCAGCGCTTTGGGCGAATAAAAATCGTAATCCGGGATCTCCGTCTTTTTGTCGTAGAACTGCGCCTCTTCCGGCAGAATGTTGTTGATTGCCGTCCCCCCATAACACACCAGCTCGTGCTTTTTTATGAAGCGCTCCACAATTGCAATAATGTCCTTCATTTTGGGGTCATTGGTTTTTTTGGCGCCAACGCGCGCTGTAATGTTTTCAACCGCCTGCTTCACCAGCGCTTGTTCTAAGTCATCCAGCGTTTTGGGACTGCTCATGGTTACTATACACTTTTCATGATATAAATAAATAATTATTAGAATGTAACCAACTTTCAATAAATTCCCAAATTCCCAAATTCCCAAATTCCCAAATTACCAATGTTAATCCATATTCGGCAAATGCAACGCATTTGTGAACAGCGACGCAACCGCAGTGGACGCCAGCAAAAAGAACGCCGCGCTAAACACAATCGTGCGGTCAAACGCGGTGAATTCCGCGTGCTTGGTCCACGGATTGAACCTCACCATCAAAAACCCGATAATAAAATACTTTAACCCCATGTTTATGGTCTCTAAATACGCTGGTGCAACTGTCGCAATGCCCAGCAGCGCCACCACATACAGCGCGTACCACGCATACAGCAACACGTAGTAGAACCGTTCTATCCACTCCTTCATCGCTCTCGCGTTTAAATAATTGTAATATTATTTAATTGTATTGTATTGCACTTGTATTGCACTTGTACCCCCTGATTTTATACCCCCGATTTTGACACAATGAACCTGGAACTCTCCAAATTTGACATGCGCTCCATCAGCTTTAGGCCCGACGAAAACAAGGGCCCCGTCATCGTCCTCATCGGCCGCCGTGACACCGGCAAAAGTTTCCTCGTCCAGGACCTCATGTACCACCACCAGGACATCCCCATCGGCACCGTCATCTCCGGCACCGAAGCCGGCAACGGCTTCTTCGCAGCCCACGTCCCAAAACTCTTCATCCACGACGCCTACAACACCGCCATCATTGAAAATATCCTCAAGCGCCAAAAAGCCGTCCTCAAACAAGTGAAAAAAGAGATTGAAACTTACAAACGCTCCACCATTGACCCCCGCACCTTCGTCGTCCTTGACGACTGCCTCTATGACAACAAATGGACCAAGGACGTCATGATGCGCCTCCTTTTTATGAACGGGAGACATTGGAAGATCATGTTAGTCATCACAATGCAATATCCGCTCGGTATTCCGCCCAATTTGCGCACGAACATTGATTACGTGTTTATCCTGCGCGAACCGTATATCGCCAACCGCAAACGCATCTGGGAGAATTACGCGGGCATGTTCCCCACATTTGAGAGCTTTTGTCAGGTGATGGACCAGTGCACCGAAAATTTTGAGTGCTTGGTGATCAATAACAATGCGAAATCCAACAAACTGCACGAACAAATCTTCTGGTACAAGGCGCAACAGCACGGTCCGTTCAAGCTGGGCTCTAAGGAATTCTGGGAAATCTCCAAAGATCTGCACTCGGATGATGAAGAGGAGTCGTACGACCCCAAAAACTCGGGTAAAAAAGGGCCCAAAATCAACGTAAAAAAGAGCAAATGGTGAAATCTTGCTTCACATTTGGGTGAAGCGCTTTTCAATCTTGCTCCCGCAACTGCGGGAGCAAGATTTTTCACTTTGAAAATGTGATTTTGTTTGATTTCATATACGCGAAAGCGAACCCGCAACTGCGGGAGCGCTTTTATTTCAATTCGGCCTTGGGGCCAACAACACTGCGTTTATTTCTCTCAATACGTTGGACAAGTCAAAATTTGCACATCAAATCAGTTACAATCTTGCTCCTCCAATCGGCGTAGCAAGATTTCATAAACCCCGTTTTCAAAATATAAAAGCGCATTTCATACTCCGCATAAACATTTGCTTTTATAAATTATGCATTGCGATTATAAAAACATAACGCACAAAACAACTTAAACAGAGTCCGCCTATGCATAGTATAAACCCATCACCATGGAACCCGCAACACAACAACAACCACAACCACAACCACAACAGGAGCTGAACATCGTTGAGCTGATTGAGAAAAACCCCATCACCCGACTGTCGCAAGAATACAATGGCAAACTGTTGACCAAAATTCAGGAATCATTCACTGGATTTGAGCAACAGTTATTTGTGAGTAGTTTTTATTGCTACTTGAACTATGACAAAAATTTGGATTTCGTCGTTGATTTGGACAACGTATGGAACTGGTTAGGATTTCAACAAAAATATCATGCAAAAAACATGATTGAAAAACATTTCAAAATTGATATTGATTACAAAAACATTGAGCATCATGAAGCTACCAAGAGTCATGGCGGTCACAACAAGCAAATCATAATGCTTACCGTTCGTTGTTTCAAGTCGTTATGTCTGAAAGCACAAACGAAAAAAGCATCAGAAATTCATGAATATTACATGAAGATGGAAGAGGTTCTGCACCAAATTGTGGAAGAAGAGACCGATGAATTGAAACAGCAACTTGAACAAAAAAATGCCGTCATCCAAGCAGTGATCCAAGAAAAGGACTCCGTCATCCAATCCACGAAGAAAGAGAAGCAGCGCGCTGTGGAGCATGCGATTATCGGGCAGTTCCCGTTAAACACGGAGTGCATCTACTTTGGCACTATTGACAACACGAACGCTGAAAACGAGAAGCTGATCAAATTCGGTCACACGAATGATCTCTCCACGCGCGTAATGGACCACCGCAAGAAATACCAAAATTTCGTGCTGGTTGCCGCCTTCCGGGTGCAAAACAAGGTGGAGATAGAGAACCTGATCAAGACGTATCCGAAAATCAAGCGCCACATCCGCAGCATTGAAGTGGGCGGCAAAAACAAGACCGAAATCATTGCATACGACAGCACGAATTTCACGATTGAGCGGCTGAAGAAACACATCGCCGACATCATTCATTCGCGTACGTACAGCATTGACAACTTCAACCGGCTGATGCAGCGCAACGAGGTGCTGGAAGCCGAAAACCGTGAACTGCAGAAAACGGTGGCAACCCAGGCCCTTGAACTGACTGATTTGCGGGAACTCACGACCAAACAGAAGCAGGAGCTGGAGGTGGTTGCGGCGGGTCACCAATCCGTGTATCAGAACGTGCTGCTGCCGGAGGACGAGCTGACACATAAGTTCAACGAATTCATCAAAGTGGCGTGCATTGTGCGCCCCGATGTGGAGGAGTCGTCGGTCAGCATGGAGGGGCGATTCCGTCTGTGGTGTCAAACCAAGCCAACAAAAGAGACGTTCCACGCGCTGAAGAACTATTTGGACGTGCGATTCAAGGCCAAGCGCATTCGCGGGGTGCACGGCTACCTTGGCGTGAAGCTGAAAACGGTGGAATACAAGAAAATGCCATCATCGGATGTATCATCGCTTTCGTTGAACCCGAATGCGGAGACGTTTTTGTTTGAACGGTGTCAATTTTCGGACTGTGGCAAGATTCTGAACTCGGTATTGTTGAAAGAGTACCAGAAGTGGAAACAATCGGTTGGAATACCATTGGTCGAGACAGACATGAAGGATTTGAAGGCGTATTTGAATGCGTCGCCGCATGCATTGAAAGCGACCGTGTGGACCGAACAGGGAAACAATGAGGGATACTATGGCGTGTCATTGCGTGATGATTATTATGCCATGACGAATGCAGTTACAAATAACCCAATATGCACATCAACCACCGGCAAAAAGGTGGAAAAGAGGGAGGCGACCACGCACCAGCTGCTGAGCTCATGGCCCACGATTGCCAGCGCGGCGTTGGCGGAAGGCGTATGCGCCGCAAGAATGAGCCGATATGTCAAGGCCAAGACGGTCATTGCCGATTATTATTACTGTTCACAATGACTGTGCAATATTCAAATTTAATCAATCTTTAGTATCCAAAGAATATCCCATATGCAAAACAAAAATAGCAACAACTAGGAAAATCTATTTTGCAAGCCCAGGAATTTAATTATAAAAAAATAAAATATGCTTTTATGCTATAATATGATTAAATCTCTACTTTTTATCAGCCTTCTATCTCTCGCATGTGGAGGCGAGATCCACACCCAATTATCCGAAACTGATGAATGGTTCCATTTCAATAAATTCCAATCAAAATTCAACAAAGAATATAAGTCATTTGAAGAATTTGAACATCGTTTTGAAGCTTTCTGCACCAATCTCAAACACATCACCCTTCATAACAACAATGCCTCAAACACCTTCAAAATGGCTATCAACCAATTCGCCGATATCACCCCTGAAGAATTTAGAGAAACCCATTTGAATGGTTTTAGAAAATCTCATAACCTCCTCGCGACCAATTTATCATGCATTTCATTCAAAGGAACTAACAAAACCCTACCCGATTCCGTGGACTGGCGGTCCAACGCTGTCACACCCGTGAAAGACCAAGGACAATGCGGAAGCTGTTGGTCATTTTCCTCCACCGGCGCAATGGAAGGCGCTTGGGCCATCGCCAAAGGACAACTCGTTAGTCTGAGCGAACAACAGCTCATGGACTGCAGTCGCAAATACGGAAATCAAGGCTGCAATGGCGGCGACATGGACCCATCCTTCCAATACGCCATCCAAAATGGCGGAATGTGCGCTGAAAATGACTACAAATACGATGCAATTGACTCAAATAAATGCAAAAACTGCAAAGTCGTCGCAAAATTTACCAACTGTGCAGATGTTATGCCTAACAATCAATTAGCCCTCAAAGAAGCCGTATCAATTGGGCCAGTGTCGGTCGCCATTGAAGCAGATACCCATTTATTCCAGTTTTACTCCTCTGGAGTCATCACTGATAAGGCTTGCGGAACTCAATTAGACCACGGTGTTCTAGCCGTAGGATACGGAGAAGAAAACGGAGTAAAATACTGGCTCGTAAAAAATAGCTGGAGT